TCACACGCTTGTTTTTTCAAGAGAAGGCATTTGTTGAAACAATTCGAGTGTGTTTTGTGTATCTTCTTCTCGAAGCTCTTTCACCACATGTGCATAATATTTAAGAGTCGTATCAATACTAGCATGTCCTAACCGTTCTGATACATAATAAATGGATATTTTCTTGTAGAGAAGTATGCTGGCATGGGTATGTCTTAAACCATGAATCGTTACAGGTTCAATTTCTAAGTCATTCAACGTTTTGCGCAATATTTTATTAACGAATTCATTTGTAAGAACCTTCCTCGGGTTGTTAGGACTGACAAAAATAAGACCGTGCTTATGATCGGGTATTCTTTCAAACAAAGTTTCGAATAGGCTCATTGTTTTGGGATCCATTTTAATCACTCTATTGGAAGGATCATTTTTTGTAGAAGTAAAACCTTTTCCTGTTTTATAGTCCCATGTTTTGTCGATTGTAATTTCATTTGAATCGAAATCAAAATCGTCTTTAGTTAAACCAACCAACTCGGCAAATCGCATTCCTGATGTAAGAGCAAGGATAAGCAAATAATATCCAATAGAACGCTCCTTTCGGGCATATAGCTCATTCAAAAACAATCGACTCTCTGAATAATTCAAATGTTTTTCCTCGGGCCGTTTGGATTCTACCTTGCCGGTTAATTTGGCTTTTCTTGTGAAATCAATCTGAATAATACCCTCATCTATCGCCTCTTGTACACAGGCTCTTATATGTGTGTTAAGCTTTCGTACCGTTTGCTTAGCATGTTCAGAACCAAAATCATTTAAAAATTTTTGATATTCGCGTTTGTTTATTTCGTGAATGTACCGACCAGGGAAATTTTCTGTAATGATTTGAAGCGTAGTATTGTAACTTTTAAGGGTTATGTCTTCTATATCATCCTTATAAACATCCACCCAACTTTTAAAGTATTCAGCAAAGAGGACTTTTGTTGTGCCCGGCGTTTTATAGTGCCTCAATCTTTCTTCAACCTCTGCGGCAGCCACTTGAGCTTCCTTCTTAGTTTTAAATCCGCCTTTCCTGATGGGCTTGGGTTTAGCGCTAACGCAATACTGCCACGTTTTACCGCGTTTTAGGAAACTAGCCATTTTCTCACTCCTCAAATAATAAGATAGCACTATCTGAATTTAATTAAAAGATTGTTTTAAATAAGGCTTTTCGCTTAGTGAACCATTGTAAAATAAGGTATAATAAGTATTAAGAGGAATAAATTATGTTTAAAAAAATCAAAAAATTCTAAATACGATCGTCACAATTCGACAAATTTCTTAATATGAAAGTGGTAAATTGTTATTGAAAAGGTGATGTTATGGCAGTCAAAGAATTGAGTAATATTGAACATTTACAAAAAATATTAAAAAAGAACAATGAGACTCAAAAAAATCTAGCTGACAGGATCGGAATAAGTGAGAGCTATTTAAGCAAGTTTTTCTCCGGGAAAGAGATTGCCTTTTGGATGATTCGAAAAATTGTTCAAGCAATTGATCCTGAGAATGAAACCACCATCATGAAGGAATATTGTTTGAGCGGTGTCAAAAAAAAGAATTTCGCTCCTGTTTTGGAATACTGTTATGCTAAAAAACTTTTTGATGTAATTCATATATTGATAAATGATAAAAACAAGGGTGGTTTATGGGCTACTATATACCAGCTTATTTTAAAGTATAGATTAGAATTGGGCAGTGTGGAATTCAGAAAAGAATTGGATAATCTGCAGGCCGAGAGCATTGAGACACAAACACTCATCGAAATTTTAAGGATGTATCTCAACTATGATGTAGAAAAATACGAGATTACTCTTTATCAAATTGATAAAATTCGAGAACAAATTAAGAATATTAATGATCCATTCCTTACAATATCCTTTTCAGCTAGGTTGGAAGAAGTATTACTAAACATATATTTAAAACAGGAAAATAACATTGAAAAAGCTAGAAGGTCAGCAGGTATCTTGCTTAAAGATGACATTAGTTTAAATTTGAATTTACAAGCTTATTACACTTTGGGTCTTTCATATATGATCGAATCGTATCAAACATCTTTGTACTATTACCAAAAGTGTATTGAAATTTTAAAAGAACATCCGGATCGAATAAAAGAGTTAATTCAAAATAAAGAAGAAATAGCCATTCTTCAAAAGTTTTGGAATGAGCCTATAGATGAACAATACCAAGTCACTTCCTTTTCGAAAGCACTGGCAACGGGAGAAGGACTTACTAGATTTTATGAAGATAATTATTACAGAAGGTATGCCCTTCTTATTGATGGAATAAATGAAAAATCAAAGGAAAAGTTATTACTTTCTTTGTATCTGTTCACAGAAAAAAATGATAAATTTCGGGCAAATCTCCCAAAAATCCACTTGATAAAATTAGGAATAAATTTTAATATGGATTAGTAAGGAGGTGGAAATATGAAACGATTTTCATTCTCTATTTTAATTTTAGGCGTTGTGTTGTTCATGTTTTTAAGCAATCCTTTAGTTTCACCAATTATTACTAAAGGAGATATACAAACCGCCGAAATTAAGGTAGGAGCTTAATCACCCACCTCAAAAAGCGCATATTAAATCTTAAAAGACGCTGCCTAAAAAAAGGGCATCGTCTTTCGTGCTTTTTGGGGGGATTTCCTTTTTGATGAAAAAATCAAAAAAGGAAATTTTAAAATCTTATTCATTTTAAATTAATAATATTATAAAATTAAATTTATAAAACAGAACATACGATCTATTTGAGGGAGGATTTATATTGACTGTTCAGCTTGAAGAGTTCTTAGATAAGATTATTAATCAGATTAATAAAGATGTGAGAAAGCAAAAATGTGGGTGAACTTACCTCTTTAAATGCTTCTCTTTTAATGCTCTTAAGTCATCCAAATAACTTATTAACAACTCAAGCTCTTCTGTTGTAACTTTTTCACCTTTTTTGTCAACAATATTCATTTTTTTAAGATCTTCAATTGATATGGTAGGAGAAGAGAGGATTTTTTTCTCTGCTTCGCTGTAATTGTCCCAACTTTCGTCGTCAAAAAATAAAACAGATTTATGCACGCCGAAAAAGTCAGCGATTTTTTCAATTGTTTTTACAGATGGTTGTTGAGCATTTCTCTCAATTTTGGATAAATAGCTATACGTGATACCTATTCCCTTTGCTGCCTCTTCTAAGGTTTTATTATGTTCTTTCCTTAGACGCTTCACAGCTTGCCCAAGTGTTTCATCGTTCATTCTGCACACCTACTTTTCATAAGAAAAATACAGCCTATTTAATAACAATTATAGCATATGATTTTCCTCTCGGGAAATTTATTTAAAAATCAGCTTGTCAAATTCGCCCCCCTTGTGTTAATCTAAAATTGTCCTGATGGGACAAAAAAGGAAGTGGTTTATATGATTGATCTTGTTAAATTTGGCATTCTCGTCAAGAAAAAGCGAAAAGAGTTTAACATGTCACAAACTAATTTCGCTAGAATGTTAGGGTTTACGACCTCCTACATTTGTAAAATAGAGAATGCGAAAGCAAAACCTACTCTCCAGACAATAGAACAAATTTCAAAAAAAATAGGTTTGAAAATCGCTATTTTTTTTGAATGTTAATTGTCCTGAGAGAACAAAAATAAATTAGAAAGGGAGAAAATTATGGAACAACTTCTTGATGTTAGTCTGTCAATTCCGATTCCTGCTGACAAAATTCTCATCAGCAAGGTAGAGCTTCAAGAACTAAGAGAACAATCGTTATCCGGTGTCTATTGGAACATGAAAGACCTTGAGAAAAAGACAGCACGTAAAAGCGAGTGGATCAAAGAAAACATTTTATACCCAAGTCGGTTCCGCAAAGTTTTAGATTCGGTAAACGGGGGTTTTGTATTTTACCCTCAAGCCAAAGGGCAAAACTGGAGCTTTCAAGCTTCTAAAATGGCTGCCTTTTTAGATAAGCACTTTGCTGAGATTTTCAACAAATAGCCGAAAGGAGAATACATGTGTTTTTAGAAAGCCACGTCTGGCTGCATAATCAAATTCACGTAATTATAAGCGAGTCTGTTAATACTCACGAAAGGGCAATTGCCGAACTAGAAGCTCAAGGCGGCACCTGCCTGTCTGATCAATGTCAGCAAAACACCCTCGGCTCTGTAATTGTCAACGGCAAGCGGTCTGTATGGTCTTTGACCAAGTCAGAAGGGGGTGAGTTGGATGGGCGAAATTAAATTCGTAAAGCTCAGCACTCATATGTTTGATGACGAAAAAATCAAGCTTATCGAACAGATGCCCGAAGCTGACACTTTGTTAATTATATGGGTTAAGTTACTTGCTCAAGCTGGTAAAACCAATGCTTCCGGATATATCTTTCTTAGCGAAAATGTTCCGTATACTGACGAAATGCTTGCAGCTATTTTCTCGCGGCCATTGGGAGTTGTAAGAATGGCTTTGGATACTTTTAGACGGTTCGGAATGGTCGAGATTAACGACCAGAATTATATCAGCATTAGCAATTGGGAGAAGCACCAAAACGTTGATGCAATGGATAAAATACGAGAACAAAACAGAATCAGAAAACAAAGGCAAAGAGAAAAACAAAAGCTTTTGTCTACAGGTGATAGTATGTCACGTGACGTCACGGAAGGTGTCACGCAGAGTCACGCAACAGAAGAAGAAAGAAGAAAGAAGAAAGAAGAAGAAGAATTAAAAGATATATTGTCGGGTAAACCCGACGACGCATCTTCTTCCAAAAACGAAAAGGACGAGATTCCTTACAAACTGATCATTGATTTACTGAACAAAGTAGCGGGCAAACGATACCGACCTACTACACCAAAAACAAAAAAAGAAATCAAGGCACGCTGGAACGAAGGTTTTCGCTTTGAAGATTTTAAACATGTCATTCTAGTAAAAACTGAGGAATGGCTCAATGATCCTGCTATGAATAGATATTTACGTCCTGAAACATTGTTCGGTACAAAATTTGAATCTTACCTAAATCAAAAAGGAGGATCAGCGAATGAAGGATTTTACAAAGGAACAAGCAGCCGCGGTCAAGGGCGAAATATCTCGCAGGATGACATTCCATACTGACGAGCACGGCAACCCTGTTTATTGCGATAAACACACCCGGATTATCGGTGGGGAAGAAAAGCCGTATCCAGTTCAGCTCATTAAACTTCGGGACGGCTCTGCAAAGTGTCCCATGTGCGAACGGGAACAGCGCAATAAGGAGATTGAGCAAGAAGCCGAGGCATGGCGCCGTCAGGTAGAGAGAAGGGTTTTATCTACACACTCACTCATTGCCGATCCAACTCTGGAAAAGGCAACGTTTGAAACATATCACTGTTACAACCAAGAGGATGAACAGAACAAACGCCGGATGCTTGAACTGGTTGATCAGATCAAAGCGGGCGTAATCATGAACATATTTATAACCGGTGCGTCCAATGCCGGCAAAAGTCATCTGGCAATATCAGCGCTTAAAGAACTGAACAAAAAGAGTCAAGAAGCATATGCAAAATCAGCCCTTTTTGTTAATAGTGACGCGCTCATGCGGCGCATAAAAAATTCTTTCAACGATGATTCTGAAAAGCTTACGGAGTCCAAGGCGATCGAACTGCTTACACGAGTCGATTACCTCGTCATCGACGACTTGGGGAGTGAAGTGGGCGACACAGATAACGAGAAAAGGACAGCGCCTGATTTCATTCAGAGGGTCTGGTATGGGATCTCTACTGGCAGGCAAGGCAAGGTGACGATTGTAACAACAAACCTTACCGGATTGGCTTTAGCAAAGCTTTATGACAAAAAGACCGTCAACCGCCTTACAGCCCATCTTGAACAAATTGAGTTTGAAGAGGCGCAAAAAGGCAAAGGGCGCAAGACACCGGCTTCGCTGGTTTAAGGAGGTGAAAACAGTTGATACAGGCAATCATGCCCGGCGTGCTGCAGATCGTCCCTGAACGCAAATTAACGGATGACCAGCGCAAAAAAGAAATAGACGAGCTTATCAAGGTTCTTGATCAAAAAATAGCAGACTATCAGAACTTTAGGGGGAATGCAGTGTGAGACGTGGTAAATGTCCGACGCGTGCGCAAAAAGCAATCATTAAGGCAAACGGCCTGACCATTGAAAACTGGCTCGTCTTGGAGCATCTACAGCACGAGCATCGTCTCATATTGGTTCATCGCTATATGAATTACAAAAGGGAGTGTTTAGCATGAGTCAGGCGGTCAATGCCGAAAGGTTCGAACTGGCTTTGGAGGATATGAATTATGAATGGTCAATGGTCCAGCTGAAAAAGGTCGTTCAATACTGGCATGATGGGAAATCAATTCTTGATATGTCGGAATTATTAAACAGGGATTCGGATGAAATCATTTTGCTGGTCATGGACTTTGCAAGAAAAAACATCCTGCCCGCCCGTAAGAACGGTTTACGCGCTAACAAAAGAATTAGAATATCCGAGAAAACGATGAAAGATAAAATGTACCGACTACGCTATTTGTTTGAAGAAAGCCCGGTGTATATCCCTTTTCAGGAGCTAAACTTCATGTTTTATGACAGTGAAATCAGGCGTTTCCGGGAGCTGTGGGCGGCAGATGAGTCTTATCTCAACATAGCAAAAGAGCTGAAACGGAATGAAGACGAAACGTTATTCCTTATCATCGACCAGGCAAAAAAAGACCTTATTGAGCCTCGGGAATCCGGCTTACTCGGAAAGGAAGCGTCAGAAGATGAACGCAACAAACAAAAGCTTCCATTTTGAAAAAGCAACGGTCCAGCAACTTATGGTCATCGTGCGTTATGAAGACTGTACCCCGGAGGTACGGAACGCGGCTTTACAAATGTTGATGATGAAGGGAGCGGAAGAGGTTTGGGACAGGCAGAACGAAAGCATTTAATGGAATGGCTTTTGCTTATCGGCTCTTATGGCAGAGATTTTTTAAACCGTCAGACAGATGAAGAGCTTGAGCGCTTATATAATCTTCAAATCAAAGGCATGAACAAAGAATAGGAGGACAGCACCATGACAGAAAACAAAAACTTGCGTCGTCACGGTGAAGTTATAACACGGGTGATGAGCGAAGAAGAACGCCTTGAGTATATAAAAAAACACCCAATCATTCCGACGGAAAAACCAAAGGCTGGCATACAGCTATTCCCGTCAAACTATTGGATGTAAGGACGGCCGCTAAAGCAACCGCCACCGTATGATAAATAAAACTTCGACACTTTTATTATATCATACGGAGGCTTTGAACATGCAGCCAAAACATATATCAATCAATCAAAATACAAGTGTTTCTCAATTTATTGAGCCGGGGAAGGTGTCTGTCATCGTGTTAGACGGCAACCAAAATGCCGCATATGTCGTTGAGGCACCCGAACACGGTAAAACAATCATTCAAACAGTAAAAGGCGGCCTGGCTCGTTGTGATTACGAGATCGGCCATAAATTCAATTAGCAGGGGTTTTCCCCTGCGGGGGAGGAACGGAAAATGATTCAAAACGAAATTGCCCGTAAGTGTGAACGTTGCGGAAAAATATATTATTCAGCTCAATGGGTTGTATGCAAAACATGTCTTTTAGACCGGGAAGCCCGGGCATGAAAGAATTCAAAATCAATTTATCAAACGGTGAAATTTTATATACCGGCTCTTACATTTGCACCCTTTCAAAAACGGCGGCCAGTACACCGGAGCAAATTTCTTTGGAATCAGCAGCCGAAAAGCTCGCGGAAGAGTTAATCATGCAGCAGGCTATGAATCGAGAACACCAGCGCCAGCAGGATATTGCGGCCAATCAATTCCGGCAGGCACAGAAAGATATTAAGTTGCTGCAGGCAGAGAACAAGCGTTATAGAAACGCATTAGAATTTTACGCCAATGAAACGACGTATACAAACGAATTTGAAGACTGTCCGCCAGCTGTCGAACTCGACGGAGGGCAAACGGCCAGAAAAGCATTGGAGGGGGCTGCGGAATGAAAGTGAAACATGTTGATCAAGGTGGTTTGAAAAGTAACTGGCGGGAATTTGTTGATTTTGTTAAGTCAAATGGTACTGGCGCTTTTATCGAGTATTTCTTTGTTTTTCATGAGGATGAATGTGACGAAGCCTATATATTTGAAGATTCCTCGGAACTCGACAAGTGGTTAGAACAGGAATTTTGGGATGGGTATCATTACGAAGCCGAGGATCTTGAGAGTTCAATGGATGAATGGAAAGTCTGGAAACTTGTTCCGGATTCTGATGTTGAGAGATGGCCCACCCTCTACAATAAAGCGAAGAAAACAGCGATTGTTATTGATGGTGAGAAATTTTACAGAAAACCAGTGAGCATAAGCGTAGAACAGACAGTTTCAGTCTCAGCTTCATCACTGTAAGGAGGAAGAAAAATGATGCCATTACAAGTAGAATTGCAACGGAACGTGAAGGCCACGAAGGACGAAGCAATGACCGTCGAGCAGGCGGCCGAGCTTTTGAAGGTTCACCCGGACTACATCCCGACGCTGGTCGCTCGGTCTGACGATCTGAAAATGATCGGCGACCATACCATTATCGCTAAACGGGATAAAACAAATATCTGGCTGGTCGGGGCATGCGTGGGGCTTTTCTTCTTCGTTGTCTCTGTGCTGCCGAATTTGATCGGGGGTTAAGGGATGGCACGCTCACCGTTAATCTGGTTTGGCGGCAAAGGTCGATACGCCGATCATATCATAAATAAAATGCCCGCCCATAAGGTGTACGTCGAGCCTTTCGGCGGCGCGGCTCATGTCATAGCGAATAAGCCGCAAATGGGACATGAAGTGTATAACGACATTGACGGCCATGTGGTGAATTTCTTGATGCAAGTCAGAAAGGATCCGAAGGCCATGCAGCAGGCTTGCGAATCCATTCCGTACAGCCGGGCGCTCTATGAGAAATGGAAAACTGAAGATTACCCTCAAAATGATTTTGACCGGGCTGTCAGATGGTTTTATATGAATCGCTCCGGCATTAGTAAGGGGAACGCGGAGGAAGTACCGCAGACAGGCTGGAGGCATAGCACACAAAGCGGGCAGAACCCTGCTGGCGGATACATAAGCGCCTGCGCTGCCTTTGAGTCTTTCGCCAACCGTATGAAGGGCGTCATGATCGAATGTAAGGATTTTCGTAACATCATTGAGAAATACGATAGCCCGGATACTCTGTTTTATGTGGATCCACCGTATGTGGGCCGTGAACGGTTTTATGCTGGAGGCTTTACCGAAGAGGATCACCGGGAACTGGCCCGGCTGCTTAATCAGGTCAAAGGGAAAGTGGTTCTTTCTTATTACGATGATCCTTTGATACTCGAGATCTACCCGAACTGGGAGTCAGAAACCTTTTCCGCATACAAACAGGTTGTCGGCGGATCCGGAAAAAGTCGCGGTGTTGAAGAATTATTGCTGTTCAACTATAAGATCACTCAACTCAGCTTATTTGATTCGGTGGTCCGGTCATGACCGAATACCATTGCCCGGACTGCGATTATAAAAACTTGATTTAGAAATCCGCGCAGATGCACGCTGCCCGCATTGTGGGCGCGGCATGGGCGCCGAGGAGGAAATAGTGTGAAAGATAAAAGAGAAATTGACCGGTTGATTGCTGAAAAGGTGATGGGTTGGCAGACTCAAACGTTTCCTAACATCGGTGTTACATCTGCCTACACAGAGGATGGAGAATTGACCATTCCGGAGCAATTTTCTCCTACTAAAAACCTTGATCAAGCTTGGTCGGTAGTGGAGAAATTCAAACTTGTAAAAATTGAAAGAGATTCAAATAGAAGTAATGCACCATACCTCGCAGTAATACCAACAGAGAAACGCGTTTTCACAGCTATTGCCGAAACGCCTCAGATGGCAATTTGTATAGTGGCTTTAGAGGCCTGCGGCACCGAGGTAAAACAGTGAAACAGGATTACAGGCAGGCTTTCGAACAAGCATTGGCTGTCTTCCGTGAAAAGCACGGACCGGAAACAGGCGGCATGCTGCTTATGTGTCTTGTGCATGAATTTCTACAAAATACCGTCGGCGGGCGGAAATAAGGGAGCGGAAACAATGAATCTACAAAAAATGTTTGAAATGCAAAAGGCGCTTGACGATCGGATCATCAAAGAAAAGGGGCTTGAGGGACAGGACTTGCTCCCAAACCTCATTCTTGCTCTACAGGTGGAACTTGCCGAGTGTGCGAATGAATGGCGCGGCTTCAAGCATTGGAGCAATGACCGGGAGCCAAGAACAAAACATCCGTTAGAAGTTTCACCTAATGGGGCTTTCAGAAGGGGCGGAAACCCTCTACTTGAGGAATATGTGGACTGTCTGCATTTTATCTTGAGCATCGGTAACCGGCTTGGCTGGAATGACACTGACACCATAGATGATGTAGTCGCGCAGCATTTAATTTCTGAAAAAGGGTTTGATACAGCAAAAACATTCTCTTGCTTGCTATCCATTGCTTACGGATTCCATTTCAGCAATGTAGAAAAGCGGACATATATCAGTTTATTTACGACTTTCTTTGAATTAGGCAGCAAGCTCGGTTTTAAATGGGAGCAAATCGAAGCCGCATACATGGACAAAAACGCTGTCAATCATCAGCGGCAGCAGGAGGGGTATTGATGGAAAAATTTGATCTTAAATTAATCGGCGGACAGCTGGTAATTGATATGGGGCAAACGACAGATGATAGATTCAAGCATAGAGGCTATAACGGAAAACCTTCTATTTACGATATTGATGAAATCTGTGTACCAACTATCGGAACAGTTGAATTAAGCGAAGGGCAATTAAGGAAGATTGAACTTGCTTATACAAACGGTCATAAATGTGACTACTGTGAAGAATATGCGGACAAGGTGCGGCCTTCTCCTTTCATGGCTGATACGGGCGCTTCAATGTGCAAAGATTGTTGGGATCGAACAAAAGAAGAATACGCTGCATGCAGCGATGAGCATATTGGAGACTTTGAGGATTTTCCGCACTGGAAGGAGGGCACGGAATGAATCACACCGACAACCCGATCATTTCAGCCGTCATCAGCAAACTAAACGCACAACAGGAAAAGGGGCTTGCCAAGTACGGCCAGCCCGTCCAAGTTAATGCCTATGACCTGCGCGGCTGGTTGCAGCATGCACTTGAAGAAACTCTTGATCATGCAGTCTATCTGGAAGCGGCTATCCAAACGTTGGACGACAATCCGATTATCAAAGGATTCAACGAAATGGAGGCTGTACAGGACAGAATTAGAAACCTATATCCGCAACAGCATTGTGACGGATACGATCATGCAATGTCACATTTTAAAGAGATTCTTGCATCGGCTCAAATATTGAAGGGGGGAAGCGGAATGACTACAAAAAAAGTCGAAAAGGTAACGATCGAAATCACAGCAGAAAAGGGGATTGTCCGTCTGCTCAGCGAGGATGGGGAAGAAATCAACAGATCGGAAACAGTCCATTCTTCCCTCGGGGGGACTACAACGTCTTTTGATAAGGGTGATTTTGAGACTATGGATGATGAAGTGCTTTCGGAAGAATTGTGGTTCGCAATAGAACAAAACTTCTTTGTATACGAGGTACTCAAAGCTTTATACAACGAAGCTCAGGAGGATGAATAACTATGAAAAAACTATTCAAATCAATCATTCTATCAGCAGTATTACTTACGGGAGCCGCGGCCGTTGCGCCGTCGGCTTCCGCCGCATGGTCCGGCTGGCAAAATGAATCCGGGTACAGCGGCCGGGTGTTCACGGATGCCGCGACTTACACGGCCAGAGCCTCAACGGTGGACTGGAAAGCCGAGAAAAAAGGATCAAGAACACTTTATTACACAGCCGGCGTATACAAGAAACGCAGCGGCGGCGGGCTGACTGATACGAATTTAGTACAGCGGGGCAGCTTCAAAACGGCAACGCCTCTGAAATCATTCAACGTGAAAACGATCCGGAATAAGACCGGAAAGGGAACCTATGTCATCCAGCTGGACTGCTATTCTGATTCCGGCAAGCGGGACTATATCGGAACATTTGAATCAGCAAAATTTCAAATCAAATAAGGGGGATTAGATGGCGCTGAGAATAGTTTTTATGCTGATGGGGTTAGGATTCTGGTTTTATTTCCAGTACGAATACAGGCCGGACATGAAAGCAAACATCACGTTAATAGGCGCAATCATCGCATTCACGGCCGCGGCGTTTTTTCAAGATATTGATAAGTATATAGAGAAGAATAAGAACGAATCTAACTGAATAAGTCCAAGACGGAAGAGGTGAGGAAATGAAGAAGTACGAGGAGAAAGAAGTCACAAAAACGCAAAAAGTCTTGAAAAAAGTGACATGCGATACTTGTGGGAGGACTATCGTTATAAATGATCGGTCAAACCATTACTATGAAGTCGCGACACATCATAGCAGGTGGGGAAACGAAAGTATAGACAGTTATAGGTATTTAGATTTTTGCAGTTATGAATGTCTTCTCGAAAACATGAATGACTATTTCAAAAATGGCGCTGATACAGATTGTTACGAAATTCAATTTATATATGGAGATTAGTAGCCAGACATAACAAAAGAAGATGAAAACAAAATAAACGTCCAAGACGGAAAGCCTGCGGACACTGATCATTGCACAGAATCACTGTGCTCTGATTGGTGTCCGTTTTTTATTTGAATGGGGGAAGGGCATGGAAGCCAAGAAAAATGCACTGCCGAACGCTGGTTTTAAGAAGAAAAAGCCAACAGCACGCAAAAGCACCGAAAAAAAGCCGCAGAAGCTTACTGAGAGAGATTTAAAGAACCTAATGGGAATAAACAGGCCAACTTACAAAAGAGGCCGTGGTGGAGCTTTTAGACAGCAATAATAACGGGAGGGAAATGCTATGGATAAAAAAGATAAAAATAACAATGAAAATAAAATGGACCAATTGAGATTGGACATACCTCAAATTGACGAAGAAGCAACGAGAATGAACGCAGAAAAGCTGCTTGATCAATATCGTATGTACTTGCTACAAGTGCCGGAGGATTTTTTGCCGAAAGTGACCGCAACATACAGCCTTGTTCCGCCCAGCTTTTCGAATGAATTTCATTCTTCCACCGAAGACGCAGCGTTAAGACGCATGGATTGGGAGATTGAAAGGGACCGGTTTTTAAAGAGAATACAAAGAGCGGTTAACCGGCTTTCTCAAAAGGAGCGGCAAATTCTCGTCATGCTCTACATGCAGAATGAAGAGATGTATGATTATGAAGTCTATGGAGAAATGAGAATCAGCCAGCGCAGCTACTACCGAACGAAAGCAAAAGCATTTTACCGGCTGGCCTTTGCTCTTCGGGCGGAAGTCTATAAGGACGGAGGCGCGCCGGAATGAATTTTGTTCAGCCTATAAGGGACTTAGACCAGATATATTATATTAAAAAGTACCTGAAAGAACGGAGCGAACGGAATCACCTTCTTTTTGTGGCCGGAATTAATTCAGGTCTGCGCATATCAGACTTGCGGCTTTTAAGGGTTAGGGACGTGAAGCGCATGTATATCGACCTGCGGGAGCAAAAGACCAGTAAACAAAAGCGAATCAAAATCAATAAAGCATTAAAGAAGGCATTTGCTGATTATATCAAGGACAAGGATGATCAAGAATTCTTGTTTAAAAGCCGCGAAGGACTAAATAAACCGATAAGCCGCAGTATGGCATATAATATTTTAAGGGAAGCGGCTGATTATGTTGGCCTTGATGGTATCGGGACTCATACAATGAGAAAAACCTTCGGATACTGGCACTATAAGAAATTCAAAGACGTTGCCTTGCTGCAGGAGATATTTAATCATTCAAGCCCTGACATTACGCTCAGATACATCGGAATTACTCAAGACACCATGGACCAAACTATGGATGCATTCAGCTTATAAGCTCATCTGTTCAAAAAACAGACGGGCTTTTTTTATGCCTTCTCTTATGAATAAACCATATTGAGAAAATGTCAAACTCATTTTAGACATATGGATTAAACGTAGTGATGACAAAGGATTCAGCGATTCGGGGAATTGGACACAATATAAGTTATGATTAATTGGGTTATGTGGAAAATCTTGTACACCTTTCGTGGTATTATCGTGTTACAGGAGGTGAGCGGCATGAGTAGAGGCGCAACAGGTTCAGCGTTAGAAGAGAAAGGCATGGTTTGATAGAACAACACCAAGTAATGAAGGGGTGAGCGGGATGACTGCGGCAGAGCAAAAAGGAATGTACTAAAAAGATTTTGGCAGAAAGATGGCACGATAACGGCACACCATTTTGTTTTAGATAAGGTATTATGGTAATAGGTAATAAACAGGCAGGCGCTTTCCCAATCGGGAGGGCGCTTTTTCTATTGGAGGGATAATATGAGCGGTATTGGAAAACCGTCTTACGAAGAAGCAAAACAATGGGTAATGCTTGATCCATGTGGAAACGGAATAATGTCTATGTCTATCTTGCAACGGCGGTTTAGAATTGGTTATGTGAATGCCGCAACACTCATGGAGCGGCTTGAGGAGGAAGGGGTCGTTTCACCTTGGGACGGCTCGAAACCCAGAACAATCATAAAACAAGGGTAATCACTAATAGAAACATGTACTAAATATTCAGTGTCGTCTGATAGGATGGCGCTTTTTATATGGTGGGAGGTGAGAGTGGTGACTAAGGAAAAACCGTCTAAGGATGATCTTATCTGGAATAAAGAATCAGGCGTTTATATTCTCCCAAAAGATAAATGATGCTGAGAGCGGCTTCCGATGGATGTCGCTTTTTATGTTCTCTGTAAACTGCGTCCGGTAAATCTCGGGATAAACGATTGGCGGTTAACGGCTTGAGTGCGGGGGCAGTTTAGAAAGAATATGAAGGAGGATGAACATGAGTGAAGCAGAAAAGAATCATGAGTTTTTGAAAAGGTGTGTGCTTGTGATAGATTCAAGTAAATATGAGGCGGCACGCAATGCGGCAGCGAACGCGTTACTTGATGAGCTAAAAAAGAACGGCCGCACGTATGGTGACATTCTGAATGCTTTAGATGCTTTGCCTGTTTATAATTTCACATCCGATCAAAGGGAGATTATAGACGCAGCAAAAGAGCGCGTAGAAATTCAAATGAGGGCCATTCCTTTTGCCGCTGAAAAGATGTAACGCGCCTGCCTGCCGCAGCTATGTGGATTGGGCAGAACGTTATTGTGAGAAGCACAAGGGTTATGCTGACAAGCAGTATAACAAAGATGTGAGATACAACAGGGAGAACAACAAGCTCTATTCTTATTACCATTCGAGAGAGTGGAAGCTCCTTCGAGAGCAGAAGCTTAGAGAAAGTAACTATCATTGTGCTGTCTGTGCCTCACAGGGGCGTTTAAACAAGTCTAAAAGGTTAGTAGTCCACCATAAGGAAAAAGAGCTTAGAGACGTCATAAACGACGTTCAAGCGCGTACCGATTTGAATAATCTTGAGGTGCTTTGTCAGTATCATCATAATCAAGTCACGTTTGGGAAAGAAACAGGGCCAGGAGATTAGTTTTTCTACGAAGTCCCCCCGTCAATTTACCGGGTGGGCTTTTTCATTTTCCTGTACATCGGCGCCCCGTTAACTTTGTAAAAAATGTTGAAATGAAATTTTGATTTTTACTTTTTCGGCCTTGTTTTTGATCTTTCATCTGGGTGGCCGAATCCTTGGCAGGTATGGGACGATCTTCATTTTCTTAATTTGCCAAATTCGCTCAAATTTATAGTTCGCATTTTGGACGAAAGGTGGTGGTTTTGATTGGCGAGACGAAAGCAATTGACGGAAACGTTAAAAGGGCAAATTACTAACGAAGAGCGGGAAGAGCGTCTGCAGCAGGAAGAAAAATTAAAAGATTTTTCGCCTCTGCAAGAAAACCCACCATACTGGCTGTCCACGATGGCTAAAAATGAGTGGAGGCGAATCTACCCGCATATTATTAAAATGCCAATCTCTGAACTGGATTCGACGTTACTAGCCATTTATTGCAACAGCTACGCTCAATATAGAATGGCTCTCAAAGACATAATGACAGACGGACAAACCATTATTGAAATAAATAGTAAAGGGTTTGAAGTAAAAAAGAAAAATCCGTCCGTTGATATTATGAACAGTATGTCAAAGGAAATTCGCGGGATTGCGGGTCAGCTCGGTCTATCTCTGGATTCACGTCTACGAATTGTAGGGCTTAACGGGGATGACGATGAGGAGGACCTATTAGGTGCCATGATGAACGATGACGACTGAGAGAATTGATCCAGGCACGCTTTACGCGAAAAAGGTTGTCAGCGGAGAAATAACGGCATGCAAAAAAGTAATAAAAGCGTGTCAGCGTCACCTTAGAGATTTAGAAAGAGCGGCTGACCCGTCTTTTGAGTATGAATACAGACCTGAAAAGGCAAAAAAGGTCATCAAGTTTCTTGAAATACTGCCAGACATATCAACGGGGAAGCCCACAAAACTGGCCCTATTTCAAAAATTCATTGTATACATGCTTTACGCTTGGAGAAATAAGGAGACAGGTTTTCGCCGTTTCACAAAAGCCTATATAAGCATGGCAAGGAAGGGCGGAAAATCCGTACTTGTAGCGGGTCTTTCGTTGTACGAATTGATTTACGGGGAGGCCCCGAGGTTTGACAGGCAAATTTATGCGACAGCTAACTCAAGAGGCCAAGCAAAAACTGTCTTTAAAATGATTTCCATGCAATTGAAAAAGATAAGAAGCCAGTCAAAGGCAATTAGAAAATGGACAAAGATCATACAAAATGAAATCCGGTACCTGAAAGATGACTGCGTCATTATGCCTTTATCAAGGGATACTGATAACTTGGACAGTTTGAACGTTCTTATTGGAATTCTTGACGAGTACCACACAGCGTCCAACACAAAAATGATGGAAGTCCTGGAGTCTTCACAAGGGCAGCAGGACCAGGGTCTTATCTTAATCATTAGTACAGCCGGCTTTAAGCTGAACGGCCCCATGTATTCGCAGGAGTACCCTTATGTTGACGATATTCTAAGTGGCCGCAAGGAAAACGAAAACTATTTTGCAATTGTCTACGAACAAGATGACGAAGAGGAAATTTACGACGAGAGCACTTGGATAAAAAGTAACCCTTTACTTGAGGTAGAGGGCCTTCAAAAGAAACTTCTGACCAATCTGCGCAAAAAACTAAAAGAGGCTCTCGATAAAGATGATTTAAACGGCACACTCGTAAAGAACTTTAATATATGGCAGTCTGCTTCCTCTGAAAGCTTTATCAACGGGAACGATTGGAAAAAGCGCGGTGTGGACGATGCACCGGACATTACAGGAAAGCCAGTCTACATAGGGATTGATTTATCACGAACAGATGATTTATCTGCCCTCAGTTTCATTTATCCGTTAGAGGATGAGAATGAGACATTTTATGTGGACAGTCATTCATTTGTTGGAACCAAAGGTGGACTGGATAATAAAATTGAACGTGACAAACTGGACTATCGTACTCTTGCGAAAGCTGGGTATTGTACCATAACCGATAAGAAATCAGGGATCATTAATCTGCAGCAAGTTGTGGAATATATGATCAATCATATTAAAGAATTTGATTTACAAGTAAAGGGGATTTTCTTTGACCCTTACAATATCTCTTTAGTCTTAAATGAGATTGAGAAATATGGCTATGAAGATGTGCTGATTGAAGTTCGTCAAGGTCCTCGCACATTATCTGAACCAACAAAAGATTTTCGTTTGAATGTATTCGACGGGAAAATCACACACAGTAAGAATCCATTGCTTGATACAGCGATGCACAATGCAATGCTGAAAAAAGTGAATGATACGATTCAAATTGACAAAGCGCTGAACAGGGAAAAGATTGACCCTGCAGCGGCGATGATGAACGCACACACGGGCGCAATGTACCATTACAAGCAAGAGGAATTTGACTGGAACACATATTACGAAAGCGAAGAATTCACCCTTTAAGGAAGGAGGGAGCACCATGAAATTAGGAAAAATAATTAAATTTTTATTGGGAGTATGCCAGTTTATTAGAGGGAACCTGCATACTCTTTTCTTTTTGATTGGGCTGTTTGTAATCGACTATGGAATTTTCCTTTTCCACCCGATCGCCGGGCTTATTGTGGCCGGCCTTTTTCTTGTTCTGATTGCCTTCTTACTCAATCCGAGAGAAGAGGGAGGGAGGTGATTGAGTGGCGTTCTTTAGATCATTAGATAAACAAAGCCAGGGGGCGCGGGAGTTTAATGAAATTATTGTCGGCTTGGACGGCCTGTCTTACGTGTCAGCAAGTGCAATTAAGAACAGCGATGTATTCACAGCAGTGCATACCCTTTCCTCTGATATTGCAGCGTCGCCAATTATGGTTAAGCATAACGGTGTCGAAGAAAAGGATTCTGATCTGTTCAGGCTGCTGAATGAAAAACCCAATGATTATTATTCAGGGTACTTTTTCAAATTCATACTTGTAGCCAATGCGCTATTGAACGGCCAATCGTACGCTGAAATCATCCGGGACAAAGAGGGGACACCCTTGGAGCTTATCCATATGCTGAACAGTGAAGTCTATGCCGAGCAGCTTCCAAACCGAAACGAAATCCTATACCGGTATTATCCTTCTGGCGGTAAAGAGAGAGTATTGAAGCCTGAAAATGTGCTGCATATTAAATTTTTCAGCTTGGACGGTATAACGGGGATGGGTCCTCTTTCCAGTCTTAAGCGTGAGATTGAAAGCCAGGAGTTTGGAAAACGCCTTGTTACTGACTTTTTTAGAAGAGGCGTCAACTTGAGCGGTATTGTCAACTTGAAAAAAGGCCATTTGTCCCCTGAAGCAAAGGACAAGATTCGAAATGAATTTGAAAAAGCAAACTCAGGGGGGCGGAATCAGCAAAGAATTGCTGTTCTTAGTGAAAATGAGGAGTTTAAGCAATTAGAAATTAATACAAAAGTGCTTGAAATCGTTAATAATTACACGCATTCAACAAAGCAGATCGCCAAAGCGTTTGGTTTGCCCGCCCATAAGCTGGGGATAGAACAAGTCAATACATCGCTTGAACAAGCCAACCTGGACTATCTGACAAATACATTATCGAACTATTTCACGGCTATTGCCTCAGAACTAAATTTCAAAATGTTGCCGTATCCTTTAAACCTGCAGCAGAAATTTCAATTCGATACGCGGCGGTTTAGGGAGACGGACGCGAAAACAAAGCGCGAGAACGTTATTGCCTTGCTGCAAAACGGTATTTTCTCGCTCAACAATGCCCTGGAAGAGTATGGTTACGAGCCAATACCAAACGGGGATAAGCGTTTCATGAGTTTGAATTACGTTGACGTTGAAATCATGGACGAGATTCAGAAAGCGAAGGCAAAGAGCCTGCCGATCTCGTCAGCAGGTGAAGGAGGTGAGGGGAATGTCTAAGGAAGTGGAAATCAGAACGTCGCAGGAAGGGGCATTAAAAGCCCATTCAAGCGATGATGGGCCGAAGGTGATCAGCGGGTATGCACTCAAGTTTGGAACCCGCAGCCATAACCTGGGTGGATTCATTGAAATGATTGATAAACGGGCTCTTGACCAAACAGATATGAGCGATGTACGAGCTTTAATTGACCATGATCCATCTAAGATTCTCGGCCGCACGTCTGCCGGCACGCTTAAGCTTGAGGTCGATGACATCGGCCTAAGATTTGATGTCACTTTACCGAATACTCAGTACGCCACGGATTTATACGAAAATCTACGCGTCGGCAATATCTCAAACTGTTCTTTCGGCTTTTTGCTTGGGAAAAACGGTGACAGCTTTACCCGTGACCAAGAAACGGGGCTGCCGTTACGAAGCCTGAGAAACATTTCAAAGCTGACAGATGTATCAGTGGTTACGTATCCAGCTTATGAAGACACCGATGTGACGATCGCTCAACGGAACTTAAAGCAGTATGAACAAAGAAGCCGGAATCCGGAAAAAGAAAAGCTGCTGCTACAGCTGGATTTAATAAAAATGGGATTGTAAAAGCACTCGAAATTCGGGTGCTTATTTTATTTGAAAAGGAGAAAACACATGTTATCTGAAAAAATTAAGGAATTGAGATCGCAGATTACTCAAAAACAAACGGCGGTTAATACAAAAATCACAGAAGCGCAGAAGCGAGCCGAAGAAGACAAACTGGACGAAGCTACAGCTTTGAAAGGTGAAATTTCCACTTTGAAAGAAGAGCTCGACGCTCTCAAGAAAAAGCTTGCGGAATATGAAGAGATTGCGGGAATGAATCCGGAAGAACCTGCGCCGGCTGGCGGTAAAGAAGAGGACGACGAGGAGAAAAGATCAATGCATGGCGGCTTCCGTACAATCATCAAACCGGGGAAGCAGGAAGAGGTAAGAGCTTTCGAGGAATTTCTTCGGTCAAGAGGAGAAAAGCGGGACGGCTTGAAATCTGAGGGGGCAGAAGTGCTAATCCCTATTGATGTAATCACTAAGCCACAACAGGAACCAGAGGACGTTGTTGACCTTGGAAACATGGTAAACAACGTTTCTGTTACAACCTCATCTGGTACCTATCCAGTCCTGGAAAACGCTAATACTGAACTAGTCTCTGTGGAAGAACTAGAGAAAAACCCTGAGTTAGCGAAGCCAAAGTTTAAGAAGGTGGAGTGGAAGGTTGTAACATACCGCGGTCAATTGCCAATTTCCCAGGAGGCCATTGACGATTCGGGCGTTGACTTAACGGCTCTTGTAGCAAATTATTTGCAACAGATTGAACGCAATACACGTAATTCACGAATTGCTGCAGTTCTGCGCACATTTACAACGATGACAGTCTCAGGAACAGACGAGCTTAAGAAAATTCTAAATGTGTATTTAAAACAGGCTTATAAGCGTGATATTGTCGCAACTTCTTCAGCGTTCCAATTCTTAGATACATTGAAAGATAAAAACGGCCAGTACATTTTACAGCAAAATATCTCATCCCCATCCGGAAAAGTATTGTTTGGGATACCGAACACAGTTGTAGATGATATTGTTTTAGGTGAAAAAGCTGGCGACTCGGTTATGTTTATCGGGGATTTAAAAAGAGCGGTTCTTTTTGCGAATAGATTAAAAGCCACAGCAAAATGGGTGGAGAATGATCTTTATGGACAGGTCCTTTCCCTGGCGATTCGTTTCGATGTCAAAAAAGCTGATGAAAAAGCCGGCTATTTTGTGACCATTGATACGGGCGCGGAGCAGCCAGACGATACAAGTAAAGATTTAGGGAAATAAAATAATAATAGAAAAGGATGATTGAACATGGCAGAATTTTTAAATGAAAGTAACGGAGCGAAAACATCAGCAAGGGACAACGGTTCAGGGGAGCCGATCACAGATGTTTCTATCGCGGATAACAGCGAAAAAAATCCTCTCTATGTAAAAGGTCTTCAAGGTGAACCCGGCCCTCCAGGACCTCAAGGTGAGCCAGGCGAACCAGGTCCACAAGGCGAACCGGGCGAACCAGGCCCAAAAGGTGAAAAAGGTGATCCGGCAGTCGTTGAAGCGGGCAGCATTGTAAATGAAATGCTCGGTGAAAAATCAGTTCGAAGCAAGAATATCGGCACAGGCAGTATCATGCTGGAGCATCTGAACAGCGAGGTCAAAGACATCTTAACCGGCCTGCAAAAACAAATTGATGAATTGAAAGAAACACCAACAGAATAATAACGTGAAGGAGCGCGCCGGCGCTCCTTTTTGTATGTAAGGAGTGATGGAATGACGCTCGAAGAAATAAAGCACGCGTTGCGAATAGATCATAATTTTGACGATGACTGGATTATGGAGCTGAAAGGGTCGGCAGAAGATTATATCAAGGATGCTGTCACACTTTCGCCCAACAGGGATGCATTTTTTGAAAACAATCCCAGGTTTAACATGGCCGTCAAATTCCTTGTGGGAGCCTGGTATGAGCAGCGGGTATCCTCAATGGACAAAGCACTACAGGAAATACCTTTCGGCGTAACAAACATTATCCAACAATTCAGAGGAGCCTATACAGATGCAGTTTAGCCGACTCAATACCCGCATCACTTTTGTGACTCGAAAGAATCAGAAGGACCCGGAAAGCCGAGAAAACATTGTGGTGAATGACCCCTTATTTTCTTGCTGGGCGGAGATCAGAGATCAGAAATTAAGGGAGAAGCTTTCTACAGCCGGCACCTTTTTAGAAAACAGCATTACATTCATCATTCGCTATCAGCAGGTTAAGACAGTTACGAACAGCATGCACATTCTGCATGATGAAACCCTTTACGAGATCAAAGACATTCTCCCAAACTCTCAGGATAAAGACCTGATAAATGTTCTTGCGGAGAAGGTGAGCTGATGGCCCGAGAAGATGACGGGATAAAAAACATAGAAAAAGAGCTGAACAAGCTGGCTCGAAAAAATGTTCGTGCTGCTAAGTCGGCGGTCAGTGCAGGAGCGCAAATATACGCTGCTGGATTAGAAAAAAATACACCCCGGGGCCGAGGCGATCAGGACCCTCACAAAACGCACATGAAGGACAATGTCGTTTATTTGAAACCAAGAGAAGACGGAGAAATCTATTCAAATGTGGGATACGGAAAGGAAACAGCGGCAAGGCTGCACTTTTCAAACTTCGGGACAATCAAACAGCGACCTCAGCACTTTGTGGAGAGGACGGTAAATGAGTACACGGCCGCGGTTCTGCAGAAAGTGCAGGAAGTTTATAGAAGGGAGCTGGGAATATGATGCTACCAATTCAGGAAGTTGAAATGATTCTGAGTGAAAATGAAGTCCTTTCTTCCTTTGTGGACCCCGGCCGTATATTTTTGGTCTTTGTCCCAGAAGCCGATCAAGATACAGAAAAGGCCCCTATGATTCGAATAAATGAGCTTGAGAGCCACAGAAAAGATTATGCCGATGACGCGGCATTGACATTTGAGGTTGATATTCAAATAGATTTATGGACGAAAACGCTCAAGGAAGCGCAGCAGATTCAGCCCATCATTGATGATCTTATGGCAAAAAACGACTTCCAACAATATGCCTCTGCATTTGACCGGGACCCGGATATTGCACTTTACCGATATGCCCGGAGATACAGAGCAACAAAAATGATTAACATACAAATATAAAAAGAAAAAGGTGAAATAAATGGCGCGAACAGGTTTAGACGGGATTCAGTACGGCGTACTTGGTGAAAATGAAAAAGCAGAAGATAGGAAGAAGATGCCGGGAGCCATTGAGGCAAAATTGGACGTTTCTTCAGAACTGACACCTCTCTATGCGGATGACGGTATATACGCAGTGAAGAGCTCAGGAGTGAGTGAAACAAAATTAGAATTAAATTTGGCAGATTTGACAACTGAAATGAAGAGAACACTTTTAGGCGTTCCTGTTGTTTCCGGCATTGAATTATATCATAAGGATTTGGAGCCGCCTTATGTTTGCATCACCTGGCGGCAAAAACATCATGAAAAAGGATACGTGTATTATGCTCTGTTAAAAGGTAAATTCGGTATTCCTTCTGCAGAAGGTAAGACAAAAGAAGATAAAGTGGATTATCAAACGGACACAATCGAAGGACAGTTCTTACCACGGAAAGAGGACGGCCTCGTATTCCTGGTTGGGTATGACCAAAATGAAGGTTTTTCACTTGACAAGTTTTATAAGCTGGCCTATGAACTGGAGAAACCAACAGAAGAGGGCCAGACAGTAGAACTAGGAAAATAATAGGCAGCCCGGCGTGGCTGCTTTTGTCTTTTAAAAAATAAGAAGGTGGTTTTTTACATGATTAAAGCGGTACTGAAAGATTATGCTCTTGCAGAAGTAGACGAGAAAGGCGATATTGTATCTGTTCCAGAAAAAACATTTATTCAGCCATTTGTTACAGCAAGATATACGTATAGAGCTTTAGAAATACATGCAAATGCAACGGACGAAGAATCCGGAATGACTGAGCGTGATGTAATGGATGAGATGATGGCTCTTGTCTTAGACATATTCAAAGAGCAATTTACCTTTGATGATATTTTAGACGGTGTTCAATCTGATGAATTATTTGACTGGCTTAGAGATATTATTGATCAGGTTATGATTAAAGATAAAAAAAAGGCCCAACTGAAGAAGAAGGCCGAGGCGGCTCAAAAGTAACGGGCAAGCCCCTGAGCTATCGGGACTACTTTAACAAAATGAAAGAGATGTACATTGATTTGATGAAAAACGGGTACAAACTTCATGAAATAGACGAAATGGACATAAACCGTTTCTTTGCTCTTGTCGATCATCAGCATGAGGAAGAAAACAAGCTGGTGCCGGCGTATAAGATTTTTGGAGTGACTTTGTAAAAGGGGATCTGATCAGATGCTCTTTTTGTTTTGTCAATTTCTAAAGAAAGGAGGTAAAAGGTGGCTACAGAAGGCAGACCGATAGGGAATTTAGTCATTAATACGACGCTGAATGACGCAGGGGTAAACAAAGGGATTACCGGCCTAAGAAACAATCTAAAGGTTGCCCGCACTGCGACAAAAGCGACCGTTCAGGAATTCAAAGCGATGGGCGACGAATTGACGGCCAGCAAGAAAAAAGTTGAAGGCTTGTCAAATGAGCTTTCTATTCAAGAAAAGATCGTCAACGAATACCGTAAGTCATATGAGAAACAGGTGGAGAAATACGGCGACGGCTCTGAACAGGCGCAGAAATACGCCCAGCGGCTCAATACTCAGATTCAATCCTATCATTCTTTACAAGGCTCTCTACGACGCGCACAAGTGCAATACGAGCAGCTTGAGCAGGCGCAACGGGAAGCAGTGAAGAGCGCTGATTCCTTATCAGATAGCCAGAAGGATATTGGAGAGGCAACCGAGACAGCAAAAGGCAAGGTCGGGAAATTCTCTTCTTTTATTGAAGTCGGCCTGGTCGGGGCGCTGACTGCAGGAGTAGCGGCCGTAACCGGGTTAACGGTTGCGGTCGGAGCGATGGGCACCAAAATGGCACTTGACGCACAGAAAAGCCAAGGGGAATTCCGGGCGCAATTAGGGCTGACAAAGAACGAAGCCAAAGCGCTGACACAAACAGCCTCAAGCATCTGGAAAGACGGTTTCGGCGAAAATATGGATGTAGTCAAAGACGCCTTGAAACAAGTCCGTCAGAATATTAGGGGGCTCAGCGAAAAGGATTTAAAGGATGTAACCAAAGGAGCTATTACTCTTTCAGAAACCTTTGACGCTGATGTAAATGAAGTCACCCGAGCCGGCAACAATATCATGAAAGGCTTCGGTGTTGAGAGTCAAAAGGCTTTTGATTTGATGACGTACGGTGCTCAAAAGGGCTTAAACTTTTCAAATGAAATGTTTGACAACCTGAGCGAGTACGCGCCCTTATTCGGTAAAATGGGTTTTTCTGCGGAAGAATACTTCCAGCTCTTAACGAAGGGCAGCCAAGCAGGGGTTTATAATCTCGACTATATTAATGATGTCATGAAAGAATTTCAGATCAGAGTGAAAGACGGCTCCGATTCGACATCCGGAGCGATGGCGCAGCTTTCCGGCAGCACTCAGAAAGTGTGGAGCCAATTCCTAAAAGGGAAAGGGACAGTTAAGGACGTTTCGAATGCGGTTCTGGGCGAGCTGAAAGGGATGAAAAACCAGGTCAAGGCGAATAATATCGGGGTTGCTTTGTACGGCACCAAATGGGAAGACCTTGAGGCTGACGCGATGTATGCCCTCGGCGGCATTAATGGAAAGATTGGCGATGTGAACGGGAAAACGAAAGAGGCCGGAAAAGCCCTCCAGGATAACTTCGGGGCACGGCTGAAAAAGATAGGTCGTTCCGCCTTGTCTGCTCTTCTTCCGATCGGCAACGGCCTTTTAGATGTACTGGAGCCGGCCATGTCCGGACTGGAATCAGGTATGAAGGGCCTGCAGCCGGTCATGAACAGCATTTCTAGCGCAGGCGGCCATTTGAAAACAGTATTTACCGGGATTATGGATATTTTCAACGGTGATACGTCCAAGGGCGCTGACAAGCTTATGGACTTTTTCCCGGTCTTAACAGTTCAATCTATCATTGACGGCATTAACAGTATCAAGACAGCTTTTTCAGGGTTTAAACAGCAGGCGCAGCCCATCATAACCAATATTAAAAACGGTCTGTCAGCCATGCAGCCGGTCTTTTCTACACTCGGCTCAATTGCATCCCAAGTATTTGGAACTCTGGGCCCTCTTATAAAACAGGCCCTTGGCGGAATTATGTCGTTTGTGGGTCAGCTATCGGCACAATGGGGGACGTTTTGGAAAGAGAACGGAACGGTTATCTCTCAAGCCCTTCAAAATGTGTGGTCGGTGGTTCAGTTTGTGATGCCGGCCGTGCTTGCGATCATAAGTTCTGTGTGGGGAAACATAAAGGGCGTAATAACTGGCGCTATTTCCGTCATTCAAGGCGTTATCAAGGTATTTTCCGGCTTATTGACAGGTAACTTCGGTAAGATGTGGGAAGGGATAAAGCAGATATTCTCCGGCGCCATTAAAGTGGTCTGGAATGCAATTCAACTTTCATTCTTTGGCAAAATTCTCGGGGGAGCCAAGGCTCTCGGCGCTGGCTTAAAGGGTATTTTTCCAAAAATGTGGGGTTGGATCAAAAGCTTATTTAAAGACGGAGCTTCAAAGGCCGGAGGAATGTTTTCTTTCATGAAAGACAAAGCCCTAAAGCTTGTAAGTGATATGAAATCGGGTATCACTAAGAAGTTTTGGGACATCGTGGATGCGGCCAAGGCTCTGCCGAAAAAAATGGGCGATGGAATCAAGAGCATGGGCGGTAAAGCCTGGGACGGAATCAAAGCCTTTGGAAACAGAACGTTACGCGGCTTCGGTAAAATCATCAACGGATTCACCCAGCAGGGCATCAACTGGATTCTTGGAAAGATCGGTGTCGATACGAAAATACCAAAATGGGACGTTCCCCAATATGCAAATGGGACAGGCGGGCACCCGGGCGGGCCGGCTATCCTGGGGGATGGTAAGGGGAGAAATGCGGGACCAGAAGCATTTTTCACACCGTCCGGACACATGGGAATAAGCCCAGCTACAGACACGCTTATGAACTTGCCAAAAGGGACTCAGGTCTTATCAGCGCTTGATACAAAAGCATTTATGTCCGGCATTCCTGCTTACGCAAACGGAACAAAGAAAAAGAAAAAACAAGGCATTTTGTCAACGGTCTGGAACGGCGCCAAGGCGGCCGCCAGTAAAGTGAAAGACCTGGCGCTTGATGTGTTCAGCTATATCAGTAACCCCTCAAAGCTTATTAACAAGGTTATTGAGAAACTTGGCTTGAAGATGCCTAACTTTGCGGGCTTCGCCGGGGATTTTGTCAAAGGGTCATTTAAATTTGTCAAAAACAAGTTTGTTGATTTTATTAAAGACAAGATGGGCGATGCTAGCAACTTTGGTGAAGGCGGGACGGCTGCCGTTAAGAAGTGGGTTGCCCAAGCGTTAAAGATCAAAGGGCTTGGATCAGAGTTCGCCGGAGCTCTTGAGGCAATAGCGATGAAAGAATCAGGCGGGAATCCGAACGTCGTAAATAGATGGGATTCAAACTGGAAAGCCGGTCACCCGTCGCAAGGTTTAATGCAGTTCATTCCCAGCACCTTTAACGCACACAAGGAAAAAGGGTATGGCAATATCAAAAACCCAGTTCATCAGATTTTAGCGTCAATCAATTACCTCAATAGCAGATATGGAGGCATTTTAAACCATCCCGGGCTGAAATCCATGAAGCGCGGCGGCCGTTATGTGGGTTATGACACAGGCGGTCTGATTACGCAGGACCACATGGCTGAGGTCCATAAAGGGGAAATGCTGCTGCCGTTGCGGCAATTCAGAAGAAGCCAGGCGCATAAGGTATTAAGCCAGGCCAGCGCAATGGTCGGATACAACCCTGCGCCTCAGCAGACGATTGTTCAAAATGATAATGCCGAGGAAATAAAGCTGCTGAAAGAACAGAACGAAACGCTCAACACGAAGCTGGACGCCATGATTACCTTGTTAACGCGTCTTGTAGCAAAGGATAGTAATAACTATGTGGACGGACGAAAAGTGGACCAGGTGTCAGCTGATCGGTATGCTCGGGCGGCATTTCAAAATGGATTGAGGTAAATGGAGTGAGGTAAATGGAATTATATATAGATTATGACAATGGGTTGGGGGAGCAAAGCTTATCTGATTTGCTTCCCTATTTTAAATTGGTGAGCTTTTTACCCGAGTCGCCAAACATTGAACGGGAAACGGCCAAGGTCCACAGAATAAACGGTGTTGTCTTGCCGCAGCATCCCAGGGACGTTACGTATAAAGAGCGTGATATAAAGGTTGAAATCCATATCGACTCAATAATTGCTGAAAATTTCTATCAGTATCGGCATGAACTATATGCGGCTCTTGTAAAGCCGTTCCCTTATTATATTTCCACTGACCTGCTGCCCAATCGACGTTTTAAGGTTACTTGTGACGGCAATTTCAGTGTGCCGAAAGAAAAGGAAAAGAACTTCAACACGTTCGAGGTTCCTTTCTTAAATGTAAATGGTGTCGCGGAATCGAAAACCACGTCTTTGACGGCTCAAAATTTCAGCGGCGAGCATTGGAGCCCGGGCATGAATATCCAGGAGGTGGACAGCCTCCAATATTCATTTGCCAATCAAAAGACATTCAGCGTATACAATACGGGCGGCGTTATGATCAATCCTATGGAGCATGATTATAACGTCTATTTGTATGCTGCTGGGAAAAACGTCTCCATTGTCAACCACACTAATGGCGAAAAGCTCACCATTGAAGAAACGTTGAAGAAGTCGCAGAAGGTTTCGTTTATCAAGCAATACACTGTCATTGATAAAAAGACGCTCAAAACCTCCGGGCGGCTTCCGGGGCTTGAGATCGGTTGGAATGAGTTCGAAATACAGAATACAAGTGATTTTAAAATCACATTTGACACAAGATTTTACTATCCATAAGGCGGGGGAAAGATGGCGAACGCAGATTTTATAAATGAGATCGCAGCAGATGCACAACGAATTTATAAGAAATACAATATTCTTGCCTCTCTAATCATCGCGCAAGGGTGTCTGGAAAGTGCCTGGGGGAGTAGTGGACTGGCTCAAGAGGGAAAGAACCTTTTCGGGATTAAGGGCACGTATAACGGAAAGTATGTCCTGATGTGGACTACGGAGTATGATAACAGCGGTTCTCCCACTCGTGTTAAGGCGAAATTCAGGAAATATCCTTCCTGGTATGAGTCGCTGCAGGATTTAGCCAAGATTTATATAAACGGGACCAGCTGGGACCCCAACCTATATAAAGCCGTCATTGGAGAGACTGACTATAAAAAGGCAACTGCGGCTGTTCAGAAAGCGGGTTATGCGACGGACCCCAATTACGCAACAAAGCTAAACAGCATCATTTTAACGTATAAGCTTACTCAATACGATAATATAGACGGCTTACCAGATGAGCCGGATAACCCGGACAATCCTGCCCCGGAGCCCAGCCCTTCCTTCCCGAGTAAAGAGTATGCAGGGAAGGACGTCACGCTCAACAAAAAGCTGCCAGCTGATGTCTATTTCCCGCAATTGCATGTGTCTTCAAAAGACGGGGAGCAGGTAGTAGAAATAACGGGCGTGTCAGTCGATCTGACAGACGACAGGACAGGGAAGAAGTCTTTTACCTTTACGATAGGTAGGACGCCGGATAACGGCATAGAATTCGATTTATTGACTACTGATAACATACTTTACCTTGATGAAAAAAAGTTCCGCCACCAAAAATATTACATTACAGACGTGGAACTCGATCAACAAAACGGGGTGTTAACAAAGACAGTAAGTGCAAGTCATGTCTTTTCCGTTCTGCTGGTCAATAATCGGGTGGATGATTCAGTCTCAAAGAAATTAACGATTAAAGAGGCTTTTGATATCGCTCTTAAAGGTACTGATTTTCAATACATCTTTGAAACGCCTGAAAGTGAGTTCCCAAGCGCGGAACAGGAGGGCTTTGGGGATAAAAATTCCACCGAGTTGGTGGATGAAATCATAGAGGATTACGAACCAGAACTTGACGTGGATAATTACAAAATATATGTCTATAAAAAAATGGGGTCCCGTATCAACTTTACCCTGGACTCACGCTATAATATGCCGGGCATTAAGACCAAGACTAATTCTCAAAACAGCACCACGCGGGCATGGGGATATGGGGCGTTAAAAAAGGGCAGCAGTGCCGATGACAAGAACCCGAAATATGAATTTGAGCCCATTTTATACATTCATCCTGATGAAGAAAAGTTCCTGCTTGATGGAAAGCCGCGCTGGGCTGAGCCCATAAAGGACGAGCGGTATAAAAAATCCAGCCGCATGGTTTCGGCTTTAAAAAAGCATGTGAACCCGTATCCGGAAATGACCGTCGAGGCGAATTTCCAATACATTTATGAGCCGAAGCTTTTAGACATTCAGCAGGACTTCTGGAAAGGTGACACTATCCATGTGATAGCGGACACCGCAGAGGGCATCACCTATGAGGATGATGTTCGGGTACTGTCTATTAAATATGATCCTCTTAACCCGTACGGAAGCCCTGAACTCACGTTCGCGAATTTCAGAAAAGACATCCAAGACATAGCAGTCAGCCAAGCGAAGCAAATACGAGACCAAAAAAGATATATGGATGCATTATATAAGACGCTCATTTGAGGCGTCTTTTTATTATGGAAGGAGTGAATGACATGGTTCAGCTCATTAAAGATTACAGCACCACCCGCAACTCAAAATATTCGGCTCAGTTACGGAGTGATATGCAAAATATAGAAAATGTATTGAATAAGGTAGACGATGACATGAAGCGCCACCGGACAGGGGGTGCTGTTCATAATTCTTCACAAATTACACATGATGGGTACACCGTCGAAAACCGTTTAAAAAATCTGTTTGCGCGCTTTGTTAACCTTGTAACCAACCATGACGGTACAGACGTAAAAGAAGTCGTGGATTCCCGTGTAACGACAGATGGAGAGATTGCCGCAACATTGAAAGACAGGCTGGATAGGGAATTCAGCAAGCTGGACAGGAAAATTAAACGTGTTGTAAATGTTGATGACTTTGGGGCCGACCCGACCGGAAAAACGGACAGCACGGAAGCCTTTAGGAAGGCATTCGGAACCGGCAAGGTGCAGGTCGTTATGTCAGCTGGTATTTACGTCGTGAAAGGCTTAAAAATCCCGTCCTGGGTCCGTCTGGTCGGCCAGGGAATCGGCGTTACATTCTTAATTTTGAATGATGAGACGCCAGCCTCAGAATGGGTCATCACGAATGCGGACTATGAAAAAGGGAATCGAAACATTCACATTGAAGGATTTTCAACAGACTGGAATCAAGAACGGCAGGGCGGTTTAAGGGCGACAGGCGGGCAGCATTCCACATGTGTAGCCTTTGCGAATTCAAAGTTCATCTGGATTAAAAATATAGAAAACATTAACCCTGCACTTCACGGCATTGATATAACAGCGCCAACGTATGACCATCTGCCGGATACCAAGTATACAAAAGACGGCTGCAGATATGTTTGGATTGACGGCTGCGTTAACTCAGGATATGGGGATGACGGGATAACAACCCACTACAGTGAATACATTTTCATATCAAACTGCCATTGCACAAACCCGACAGGCATCGCACATGCTGCGGGAAAGGCTAATTCTAACGGTATTGAGATTGATGACGGTTCTAAACATGTATGGCTGCTCAACAACTACACGGAAGGGAATATCCGAGGCGTTGAAGTTAAGGCGCATACTGAATGGCCGGCTTCTCAGAATGTTCATATTCTCGGTCACGTTTCGTATCGGGACGTACGGGCCTATGATTTGCGGCATATCGGCCACCATAAAGCCGAAGACCCGGAGAGCACCACAGCATACGATGTGACGTTAACAGACTGTACTGCAATTGAACCAGTTTTTAATGATTTGTATGAAGGAATAAGCCCGCGGGCTCTGGTCGTGTCAGCTTACAAAAACGTTCAGATTGTCAATTTTACCGCAATCGGAGATCCTGACTATGATTATAAAAATAGCCCAATGGTTGCGCTCCAGTATCGCTGCAGGTACGTCACAGTAAATGGGATTAAAATGAGAGGTTTCAGAAAGGCTTCTCACGACATTCGAGTGATCGGCGGCCCGCAAAAAGCCGATTATGTAAAAATCACAAACTTTGACATTCTTGACTCTGCCCCTGTAGGCATTGGCCTGGGCGGCGGTGTGTATCATTCGAATGTGGTGAATGGGACCCTTATTGGAAAAAATGGCTCAGTCGGGATTGAATCGCCAAACAATCAGACAACCATTGTAGGGGTGGAAGCAGCCGGATATAAGGTGCCTGCTAGATTGGCCGGAAGGGAATACAGCACTATCCCAACAAGAGTCAAGGGCGGCTTTATGGGCGGTAACACTTCCGGCTCTGCACTGCATGAAGCAAGTGCCATTTTAGGCGGTACAGGCGACAACGTCGCAAAAGGCCCTGCTAATGTCCTGCTGGGTGTCCGGGGCGGCTCCACAACCGAGGGGTCGCGTCAAGCGTTAATAGCCGTCAATAACTGCCACACAAAAGGTGACGGCTCTTCAAGGGTTATTCTTGCAGCTCAGGGGGTTATCAACGATAACGGGTACAGCGTTAGAGGCGGTTATGGGACTGGAAGTGCCTCAACAAAGAATACGAGATGGGAGCTCGATTCGACTGGCGGTCATATTCGCGGTACAGGGCGAGTGGAGAGCGTCTCAGATTTTAAAGACTTCGCGGAGTATTTTGAGTCTGTTGACGGCGAGAAAATTGATTCTAGCTATCTTGTTGCGCTAGAAGGCGAAAAGATTCGAAAAGCGGAAAAAGGGGATAAGATTCTCGGAGTTGTTTCGGAAACTGCGGGCCTGGTGCTCGGCGGTGCTGCGTTCTATTGGAACGAGCAGTACGAAAGAAATGAATTCGGCGGCTTGGTCTACGAGACAGTTTTCCGCGGCGGCGAAGAAATCCGTATCCCTAAACTTAATCCAGACTACGACCCTTCTCTCGAATATGTGCCGCGTGACTCTCGTGACGAATGGCATGTCATCGGCCTGATCGGTCAAGTCTTTGTTAGGATTGACGAAACAGTGACCGTAGGGGATAGCATATCAGCAATTGGCGGAGTCGCGACTAAAGCAGAAAGCGGTGGCTATGGAACTGTTATGAGAATCAAGTCTCCGTATGATGCGGAAAAAGGATACGGTGTAGCTCAAATGATCGTTACGCCGCAGCACTAAGGAGGAAAAGGAATGTACAAAACGGGGGGCGTCGCATTTGATATTAATGCGAACCGGACAAACGGGCGAACCACGAGCATTCAATTCATGACGCAGGATACGGGCAGCGCGAAGCTGTCTTTTTCTTTTACAAAGGACGGCACGCCGTTGCCTCTGTCTGCCGTAGACGCGAAAATCGTTCTATTGTATGCTGATGGGTCATTTTACAAAAAGAGCCTTACCATCACTGATAAGGTGAACGGGAATGCGGAATATGTGCTTTCAGATGAAGAGCTTAAGCATTATGGAGTCGTTAAGGCTGAAATCAAACTATATTATACAAACGGGCAAGCGCTGGCGACTTCATTTTTCACCTTCTCTATTGCCAAAACGTTAGAAGATCAGAACATCATCCCGACAGCTGACTATTACATTGACGACTTTGAAACGCTGAGAGACGGAATAAACTACATCGTCGAAGAAATCAGCCAGACCGTCGAGGAATTACAGAAGAAATTCGCCGATCTGGAAGCCATTGAAACGAAAGAGGGCGCGCAGAAAAAGGCGGATGCTGCAGAGGGAAACGCCAAGGCTTACACGGATGAACATGCAAACGATCAGCAAAAGCACGTGTCTGCAGCAGATCGGAAGTCTTGGGATGCCAAGGAAACCCCTTCCGGCGCTCAGGATAAAGTAAACACGCACGCCAATAACACGGACATTCATGTTACGGCCGAAGATCAAGCTTATTGGGATGACATGACCCGGCAGTTCAAAGCACATAATTACAACCAAGAAAGGCATATCTCTGCAGCTGAACGGAAGACATGGAACGGAGCTGTCACATACGCCAATATCATGCTGAAAAACGGGGCTACCGCAGGGACGCGAACGCCTATTTACGCAAAATGGGGACCCCTTCTATTTTTAAGAGGGCATGTTAGAACCGAGCCAGAAATTGTGTTTGGATCAATTCCGGCAACATACGTACCAGCTGGCGGGGGCGTTTATACAGTTCCGTTAAGCGGCACAGGCGGCACAGCCAATTTGATCATTTATGATAATGGAGACTTAAAAATAAAATACCCGGACCCGGCGGACTCAAATAAGATGGGCGGAGGCTATTACCTGGATGTACTTGCGGGCGTTCAGGAAGGGGGAACAGCATGATTCAGGTTTATGAATATGATGAAAATTTCATTCTGACCAAACCCGTCCCGATTGAGCCTGACGAAGAAGGTAACTATACAATCCCTGAGAATTGTACAACCGTCCAGCCTCCGTCTTTCATAAAGGCGATGTATCATCCAGCTGAGAAGACATGGACGGAGGCGGCCACCCAGGAAGAGAAAAAAGCCCTGGAAAAGCAAATTGAAAGTGGGCGGGTACCTTCTCCTGTTGATGAATTGAAAGCTCAGAACGCGGCCATTACAGAACAGCTTGCGGAAGCGCAAAGCCTTGCCGAGTCACAAGCGCAAATGATTGCCAATCTTTATCTAATGCTGGCGGAGGGAGGGAAAGGGGTATGATGGATTGGTTTACAAGCGTTAAAACCATCTACGGATGGGGGCCGCAATATTACAGCAATGCAGACGTGGCCCGTTTTGTTGAGTGGGGGAGAATTACAGAAGATGAATACAAACAAATAACCGGCTTGACCTATCCCATGACGAAACAGCCTGTCAGTGTGGATTTAGGCAGCGCCGCAAACTGACCAACACCCGCAGAGGTGTTTTTATTTTGCCCAGAGGTAGGTGAGGAATTTATGGAAATGGATATTACACAGTATTTAATTACTCAGGGGCCATTTGCTGTTTTGTTTTGCTGGCTCCTTTTCTATGTAATGAAAACAAGTAAGGAAAGGGAATCTAAGCTTTATGATCAAATTGACTCCCAAAATGAAGTCTTAGGGAAGTTCAGTGAAAAGTATGATGTTGTAATTGAAAAGCTCGACAAAATTGAAAGCAAAGTACAATAGGGGGATTACACAATATGAAAAACTATGACAAAGGCACGGTCGTACGGACGGTGCTTCTTTTAATTGCGCTTATCAACCAAACTATGCTGATGTTTGGCAAATCATCTTTGGATATTACAGAGGGTCAGGTGAATCAGCTTGCTGACGCTCTTTACACTGCCGGTTCTTTGCTCTTTACAATCGGGACAACTGCCGCAGCTTGGTTTAAAAACAACTATGTAACGACAAAGGGGCACAATCAAAAAGCCGTTTTAAAACAGCACAATCTAACAAAATGAGGAGGTTGCCGTTTGGCAGCCTTCTTTCACTATTAAAAATAAGGAGACGATGAAAACATGGTAAAAATCATTCAAGACTTTATCCCAAAAGGACACAATAATAGACCGGGTTATGCAATGAACCCGGCTTATATCACTGTTCATAACACAGCGAACACGGCAAAAGGGGCTAACGCAGCCATGCATGCACGTTATGAGAAAAACCCGGATACGCCTACCAGCTGGCACTTCACAGTTGATAAAGATGAAATTTATCAGCATCTGCCATTGAATGAAAACGGCTGGCATGCTGGAGACGGGAACAGAGGCACCGGGAACCGTAAGTCTATCGGTATTGAAATTTGCGAGAATAGCGATGGAGATTTTGAAAAAGCCATCGCAAACGCTCAATGGCTTATTAAAAAGCTCATGAAAGAAGAGGGCATTTCCCTTGCTAACGTTGTTCCTCACAAGCATTGGTCTGGGAAGCAGTGCCCGCGCAAGTTGCTTAATCGGTGGGATTCATTTAAAGCTGGAATCAGTGGCGCCTCGTCCTCGCCTGCCAAAACAGAAACAAAGACCGGCGCGGCGACGTACACCGTCAAGAAAGGCGATGCCCTTTCTGTAATTGCACAGAAAAATGGCGTAAGCGTGGCAACGTTGCAGAGCTTGAACGGCATCAAGAACCCGAACCTGATCAAAGTCGGCCAAGTATTAAAGCTGACTGGATCGGCCAGTTCTCCAACGAGTGGGAAGAAATCATCTTATACGCTCCCGACAGGCATTTTTAAAGTGACAAGCCCATTAACAAAAGGGGCGGCCGTAAAACAGATTCAGACGGCGCTGGCGGCTCTTCATTACTACCCGGATAAGAGCGCAAAGAACTTCGGAATCGACGGCGTGTATGGCGCAAAAACAGCAAACGCGGTCAAACGATTCCAATCTATGTACGGGTTAACTGCTGATGGCATCTACGGTCCGAAGACAAAAGCGAAGATCGAAGCGCTTTTGAAATAA